GCCTCCAGGTCGAAGCAATCGCAAAGCGAATCGGCCTCGAGCTCATGCCCTGGCAGACCTACGCCGCACAACGCCTCCTCGAGGAGAGCGAACCGGGCCGGCGACGGTTCCGAACCTCACTCGTCACGGTCGGCCGACAAAACGGAAAGTCCTTTCTCCTCCGGTCCCTGGTCGTGTGGTGGCTCACGTCCCACGCCGTCGAGGCCGGACCTCAAACCGTGGTCCACGCCGCGAACACTCGTTCCCTCGCTGTCGACCAGTGGGCCGCGGTAGTTCGTCTCTTCGAAGAACACCTCCCCGGTTCAATCGAGAAGGTCAGTAGGGGCGCCGGACGTGAACGCCTCACACTCGTCGACGGTTCCTCCTATCAACCGGTCGCGTCCACCGACGCCGTCCACGGTTTATCCGTCGACCTGTTCCTGGTCGACGAGGTCTGGGATATCAAACCGACCGTTCTCGACGATGGCATCCTCCCGACAACGATGGCCCGCCCTCAACCTCTCGTAGCAATGTTCTCAACGGCCGGAGACGAGAACTCCGCCGCTATGCGCTCCTGGCGGGAACGTGGACTCGGCGACATACACAAACCCTCGAACGCCTCCTCTCACCTGCTCCTCGAATGGTCCGCCCCCGACGACGCCGACCCCGACGACCCGAACACCTGGGCCCAAGCGAACCCCGGAATGGGCCGAACCATCCAACTCGACGCCCTCCGCCAGGCCTCAAAGAATCCGAACCGCGCCGCGTTCTACCGCGCCAACCTCAACCGCTGGGTTCAATCGGAGCGCTCATGGTTCCCGGTCGGGTTGTGGTCTCAGCTCGTAACCGAACCGCCCGCCTTCGACCGGAACCGGCTCCCTGTCACCGCAATCGAACAGGACCGAACCGGAGGAGGGTTCGCGATCGTCACCGGCCAACCAACCGACACCGGCCGGGTCTACATCACGACCACCACCACCGAAACCGAGACGGAACTATGGGATCTCCTCGAGCCCCGCATCCGAAACCGCGAGACCGTCCTCCTCCCGCCTCTATTCCCTCAGCGGGCGCCCTGGGACCTGCCCGACACCGTTCGGGTCGTCGGAGACCGCGAGATCCGGGGCTGGTCGACGTTCGTCGAGCAGGCCGTGACTACCGGAATGGTGGGCCACGACGGCAACACCCTTCTAGGGGAGCAACTCGGCCGAACTACCGCCCGCCCACGCGACGGGGGCCTCTTCATCGGCACCGCCGTACCCGGGGCCTCAGTTCACGCCGTCCGCGCCCTGGTCTGGGTTATCGCTGAAGCAACCCGCCTCGAGAAACCAAAACCAGCGCCGGTCATCCGGTTCGCCTAACCAGGAGAAAAAATGAAACCAATGAGAGTCATCACGGTCGCCGCCGGTTTCGTCGGCGGCCTAATCATCGGGGCAACGTCCCAAGCGGTCCGCCTCGCGATCCTCGAGAAACAAACCGCCCCGACCCCGCAAGGCCCACCCGAAGAGATCCCCGCCTTCCTGAAACCGGACCCCGAAGACGACACCCCTTCCACGGGATCGACCAGCGGAGACGCATAGCACACAAAACTTGTATGCCGTGGGACTCTTCACGCGCCGCGCTCCTGTTACCGCCTCGGCCCCGGTTCTCTCGACGACCACTTCCGGCTACTTGTCGCCGGTCACCATTCCCGAGATTCCGGAGCTCTCACTGTCTCGCCAGGGCGCGTGGAGAGTCCCCGCAGTCGCACAAGGCCTCCAGGTCATCGCCGGAACCGTCGGAACCTTCCCGCTCCGCCGATACAACTCAAACTACGAGGCCGTCCCCTACGGGCTCACAGAGCAGCTCGACCCGCTCGAGTCCACTTCGACGACGATCACAAAGGTCGTCGAGGATCTCGTCCTCTGGCCCGCCGCCTACCTGGTAGTAATCGCCCGCTACGCCGACGGCTACCCCGCGAACCTTCGCTACGTCCCCTATGAGGATGTAACGACCCCGAACTACGTCGGCGGTCCTTACCAAGTAGGCGACCAAGAAATCCCCGACCGCGACATGGTCGTGATTCCGGCCCACTGGCCCGGTCTGATTGAAACCGGCGGGCGTGCGGTACGAACCGCCCTCGTCCTCGAGGCCGCCGTCTCCCGCATCGCATCCACCGACCTGCCAACCGGCATCATCTACGACGACGGCCCCGACCTCGACCCCGACAAGGTTTCCGAGCTGCTTACCTCCTGGGAAACCGGCCGCCGCCGCCGGACAACCGGCTACCTAAACCGACGTTTTCGCTACGAGCGCGAATCCTGGAACTCAGAAGAACTCGCCCTCGTCCCGTCCCGTGACCATCAGGTTGCCGAAATCGCCCGCCTGATGAACGTCCCGACCAGGTACCTCAACGCCCCCACGAACTCGTCCCTCACCTATTCGACGGTAGAGGGACAGCGCCGCGACCTGGTCGACACAACCCTCCGCCCTTACCTGGTCGCGATCGAGCAGCGCCTCACCCTCGTCGACGTAACCCCACGCGGTCACCGTGTCCGGTTCGCCCTCGATGACTTTCTCCGGTCCGACACCGCCGCCCGCTACGACGCCTACACCAAAGCCCTCGCCGCCGGTTTCCTCACACTCGAAGAGGTCCGCCGACTCGAGAACCTGCCAACCCTCCCAGGAGCAACCCGATGACTCAAGAACTCTCAGCAACCCTCACGACCGGAATTACTGCGAACCTCGAGCGTCGCACAATCTCCGGGCAACTCGTCCCCTGGGACACCATCGGCCACACCTCGGCCGGTCCCACCCGTTTCGCCGCCGGTTCCGTCACCCTCCCCGAAGACCTCTCCCGAGTGAAACTTCTCCGCGACCACAACACCTCCTCCCCGATCGGTTACCTAATCGACGCGCACTCCACCGACGGGGGTCTCTTCGGAACCTTCAAGATTCCGGAGACCGTCGCCGGAGACGAAGCACTCCTCGAGGCCTCGGCGAAACTCCGCGACGGCCTTTCCGTCGGAGTGACCCTCTCAGACTTCACACACTCGGCCGACGCCCTTGAGGTCGCCGGTTCGCATCTGAACGAGGTTTCCCAAGTCGCCCTCCCAGCATTCGACGACGCTCGCGCATTGAGCGTCGCCGCCGCCAAGACCGCAACACCCGCAACAACCCCCGAACCTGAACAAACCCCCGAAAGTGAGACCACCGTGTCCGCAGAATCAACCCCCGAAATCATCGAAGAGGCGCCGGTCGTGACCGCCGCCGCTCCGGTCCGCCACACCTCACGGCCCGCCGCCCGTCCGGTCGACCTGGCCGCCGCCGCGTCGCTCATCGCATCGGCCAACCGTGGAGACCTCACCGTCTCCGAGGTCCGCGCCGCCTTGTCCGGCTCGACGACAACCGACCTCGAGGGCATCGTTCCCCCGGCGTACATTCCGGAACTCGTCGGCCTCATCAACCCAGGCCGTCCCACGTTGAACGCGATCCGCTCGCGTGCACTCCCTCCGACCGGCATGAAGGTCACGTATCCGAAGTGGGCAGTGAAGCCAACCGTCGACGAGCAGCTCACGGAACTTTCGGAACTCGACTCGACCGGTGCGGAAATCTCACTCGAAGAGGTCGCGGTCCGCACATGGGGCGGAGCGAACGAACTCTCGATGCAAGCCATCGACCGTTCGGACCCCTCGGCAATCCAAGCCGTCATTGAGGCCCTCGCGGTTTCCTACGGTCGCAAGACAAACACCGCCGTGATCGACGGCATCATCACCGCCGCAGGCGCCGCCACGACCCTCGCCTCCGAGAACCCAATCGACGTCGTCTCCGGTCTCATCGCCGCACTCGATCCCGAAGGCACCCCGGCCGGACCGCTCTTCCTGTCCCTCGCATGGGACCTCCTCCCAGCGTGGATCTCCCTCGCCGACCAGGACCGCCCCGCATTCTGGGACGGCCGTGTCCAGTTCGGCTCAATGGTTCCGACCATGTCCGCCGACGGCCTCACCGTCATGATCGACCGCGACCTCCCCGCCGGTCACGCCCTCCTCGGCTCGAGCCTCGGCGCCACCTGGTACGAGCGCCCCGGTTCCCCCGTCGAGATTCGCGCCGTTGACGTTTCCGTCGCCGGCGTCGACGTTGGTGTCGTCGGTTACGGAGCCATCTCAGTCGAGTACCCGGGCGCCTTCGCCTGGGCCGACTTGAGCTAGAGCCCCTCAGTACGTGACGACCTCGCGGGGAAGGCTTGGTCGTCACTAATGCCCCTCGGACTCTCCCGCCGGAGTCCGGGGGGCCTCACCCTCCAGGAGAACCCGTGTCACTCGTCCCGCCGTGGATCACAACCGAAGAGCTCGAAACGCACCTCGGAGCGACCATCGACGCGGACGAGGCCGACCGGCTCACCTACACCGCTACCTCAATGGTCGCGAACGTGGTCGACCTGGTCGACGACGAAGGTCTGCCCCTCGTCGCCGTACCGGACGCCGTCATCACCGTCACCCTCTACGTTGCGGCCGAGCTCTACAAAGCGGGAACCGGAGTCGACGGAACCCTCCAGGTCGATTGGACCCAACAGGTTCCAGCGAACATCAACTCCGTCATTGTGAAACGGTACGGGGCTCTCCTGGCTCCGTGGGTTTCGATCGGCGGCCTAGTCGGATGACTTCGCCTCTCACGATCGCCCGCCAGGGCATCGTCGACGAACTCGAGGCCGTGTTCCCTGGTCGCAAGGTCTACGAATGGGTCCCACCGTCGCCGGTTCTGCCTTGTGTGATCGTCGCCCCCGACGACACCACACCGCTCGAGCAGTCCGGGTACGGCCGCTGGGACTATCACCTCAAAGTCTCGGCAATCAGTAACGCACAAACAGCGAACCCCGGCTCCGTTGCGGCCCTCGAAGACGACCTCGAGGCTCTCGCCGCCTGGGCCGGCCCTCTCGCCGTGGATCTCAACATCGGCCCCGCCCGTTTCGGTGATGCCACCGTGTACGCCGTGGGCCTCTCAATCCTTGTCCCCGTCACCATTCCCCCACTCTCTTAGGAGAAACCATGCCAGCACCGACCCTCATCTCATCCCTGACGCTCTCACTCGAGAACGTCGACTACGAATGCCAACTCTCAAACGCACGCATTGAGACCAGCAACTCCGAAACCACCGTCAAGACGTTTTGTGGCAACTACACATCAAACGACGAGACCTACGCCCTCATCCTCGAGGGGTACCAGGACTGGGGCTCCGTCGACTCCCTCTGTGACCTCCTGTGGGCATCGGCAGAAGCCGAGGCAACCCTCACGGTCCTGATGACAATCGGCGAAGTTGACTTCACTTGTGAAGCGTCCGGCCGTAAGCCTCCAACGGGCGGCGCCGCCGGCGACCCTCTGAACTTCACCATCACCCTGCCAATCCAGGGCGCGATTACGAAGGCGTGAGGTTGTGTCGGCCTCCGGAATCACCGTCAGCGGAGGCCGAGAACTCCGCAAAGCGTTACGGAAGGCCGAAGGCGACCTCGACGACCTCAAGGACACTCACGCCCGGGTAGCGGCCATAGTCGCCGAAGCGGCTCGAGCCTCTGCCCCCGTGAGGTCCGGGAAACTTGCCGCAACGGTCCGACCCAACGCCGGCCAGCGTTACGCCCGCGTGTCGATCGGTAACAACCGAAAAACGAGAAACGGTGTCCCCTACGCCGGCCCTATCCACTGGGGCTGGCCTACGGGGTCAGCGAAACTCCGCCAGGTCACCGGCCGGGAATGGTTTATCGCCCCAAACCCTTTCGTTATCGACGCCGCACAACGCACCGAGTCCACCTGGACACGTGTCTACCTCGACGCCGTGGACGACATCGTCGACAAGATCGGCCGAACATCCAACGGAACAGGCCCCTAAGTCATGGCAAAACCCGCAACCCTAAAAGTCGACATCGTCTCCGACAGTCGACAGGCACGCTCCGACCTCGACTCGTTCTCCGGCAAGGTCGCCGGGTTCACCGCCGGGATCACATCGGCCGTTACCGGTTTCGCCATTGACAAAATCGCAGAAATCGCGACGACCGCCGGACAGCAGCTGGTCGACGGAGTCCAAAAGGCCGCCTCCCTTTCCGCCGCCCTGGGCACCCTGACCTACAACTACGGCGAAGCGGCGAAGACAATCGAAACGTTCGCCGAGTCAGCGGCCACCTCTTTCGGCCTCTCGAAACTCGCCGCCGTCGACGCCGCCAACCGCTTCTCGGTTTATGCCAAAGCACTCAAACTCACCGGCACACAGGCCGCCGGATTCTCAGTCGACCTCACAAAACTCGCCGGCAACCTTGGCGCGTTCGCCGACCTCCCCACAGAAGACGCCATCAACGCGATCGGGTCCGCGTTCCGCGGTGAACGTGACCCACTTGAGAAATACGGCATCCTTCTCAACGATGCCAGCGTGAAGGCAGGCCTCTTCCGCAAGACAGGCGAACAGGTAACCGGCACCCTCACCACCCAACAAAACATCCTCGGAACCCTCCAGGTACTCCAGGAAAAGGGAATCGAGATAGGCGACGCCTACTCACGCGAGCAAGAGCAACTCGGAAACAAAACCAAAAACGCTACGGCACAGTTCGAGAACATGAAAGCGAAGATCGGAGAGTTCCTACTCCCGGCCTTCACTTCAATCACCGACCTACTCTCAACCTCAGTCCTGCCCGCGCTCGAGGGTTTCGTCGAAGCGTTCCGGGTCGGAGGATTCTCGGGTCTCTTCGAGGAACTCGGCAAAAAATGGGAAGAGGCCCTCCCCGGGATCGACCGTTTCATCCAGGCGCTACCTGGCCGAGTCACCGAATACCTGAACCGGAACCTTCCCGACTTCACAAAGTGGACTACCCAGGCCTCCAAATGGATTACTGACGCCATTCTCGGAACCGGAACCGAGGAGAACCCCGGCCTAGTAGTTCGTTTAGCCCAACTTGCTCGAGGTCTCACCACCGCCGCCGACCAAAACCAGGACGGATTCCGGACGGCCGGTTCCCAGATCGGCGGTTATCTCGTCCAGGGACTCCTCAACACTTTCACCTCATACATATCGGACTCCCTCAAAAACTATTTCACCTGGGAAAACCTGAAGACCATTATCTTCCGAGGCGGTAACCCCTTCAACCTTGTCGGCTCGTTTATGGGCCAACTGATCCTCGACGGACTTCTCGAAAGCCTCAAAGATCTTGCCCAATGGATATACGACACAATCTGGAACGCCGCTAGGCGAGGTATCGGCGACGCCTTCGGAGGTTTCGGAGGATTCCTCGGAGACCTCCTGGGCAGTTCTGTCGGAATCGAAGAAAACGCAATCTCCCCAAGTTCCGGCAACATGGGAGGAACCGTCTTCAATGCGACTGTCAATGTCTACGGCCCCCCAGGAGCTGACGGCGGAGATATCGCCTCATGGATCGTCAGGGAACTTCAAGAATGGGTATCTCGTAACGGGAAACCGGCGGGCCTCTGGTCATGACCTACGCGCCGACTCTCGCCGTGAAACTCGCGATCGGTGATTCCGACGGTTGGACCCTCAACTCCCCGACCCTGTCCCGTCTCACCGCCGGAAACCTCCTCGAGGGATACTTTGACCAATTCGTAGACCTCAAATGTCAGGTAGTGAGCGCATCGTGGAGACGTGGAGCCCTTTCCGCGAGCGACTTCTATCTTCCTCAACCCGGGTACGTATCTCTACGCCTATGGGACCCGGACAGGACACTCGACCCGTCAAACTCGGCCGGACCGTACTTCTCAAAACTCCGGGCCGGTCTGCCCTTACAACTCGCCGCCACGACCTATGGCGGCAACAGCTACAACGTCTTTACCGGGTTCCTCTGGTCTCTTGTATGGGAAGACCAATTCGCCACAATCACCGGAACCGACATTCTTTCCCGTCTCGCCGCCGTCGACCTCACCGCCACAACCTCTCAGGGCGCCGGAGACTCGGGAATCCAACGCCTCGCCCGAATCTTTGCCTCAGCGAATCTCCAGGCCGGAATCTTTCAAACCTGCGCGGGCGGTCGCGTTATGGGTGCCACGACCCTCGCCGGGAACGCTCTCTCCCAAGTTCAGGACGTTGTCACCTCAGAATATGGGCTCCTTCTCGTCGACCCGGACGGGAACATCACCTACGGCCCCGAATGGTTCGCGGAATCCCGAATCGAAACCGTTTCGACACTTCTAAACGAAAATCCCGATGCGATCACGTCCGCGACGCGGCCTTCGATCGGTTTCGGACAGGTCCGAAACTCAATCACCGCAACCGCAGACGGCCTCGTCTCAGCAACCGCCACTAGTCAAGCTTCAATCGACGCAAATGGTCTCTCCCGAATCACACAAAACACAACCCTCGGAGTCCAAGCAGACCTCTCATGGTGGGCATCCCTTGCTCTCCTTTGGTTCAAAGACAACCCTCCAGGAGTCCCCACAGGGCTCAGCATCCAACCCGAATACGCCGGAACCGGCGCCGTCCCAATCTTCGAGGCGCTTCTCTCCGCCGAAATGATCGGGAGACAACTCGCCCTCGACGTGGCCGACATTGTCGCAACCGTCCAGGTCTACGGCCTCACACACAACGTCGACGCGCGAAACGGATGGTCGATCTCTTTCGCAACAATCCCGAACCCGTTTACGTTCTCGGCAACCTACTGGAAACTCAACTCACCCCCAGCCAGTCGACTCGACTTCGCCAACTCACTCAAATAACGAAAGGCAAAAACATGCCCGGATGGAAAACCTGGACCGCCCTCGAAGAGGTCACGGCCGC